GACCTTCGATTTTGGAGGTCATGTATTGATTGGCAGTGGTGGATAGGTTTATTTGTTCGCCAGATTGGTTTTCTAAAATCAGGGTATAAAACATGGGTAGCACCTCCTGTTAAGTATTTGACCAATCACAAAATATATGATATACTTGAGACAAGACAAAGGGGGTTAATATCTATGATCTTCTCTTATGAAAAAGAAAAGCTACCTGAGATTTACAAGAGAGATGGAAAGAAATGCTATCTTGATCCGATTAGAAAAAAATTGATTTTAATCACTCCAGAAGAAACAGTCCGTCAAAAATGGATCAGTTTTCTTAAGGACAAACTTTCAGTACCCGAACAGTTAATTTCTGTTGAGGATCATTTGTCACATTATGGTGTTAATTCAAGAAGACGGGCTGATATAATAATCAAGGGCAATGATGATTTAGGCAATCAATATCCATTATGCATAGTGGAATGCAAGGCTCCTGATGTTCCACTAACTGAAAGTACACAAAATCAAGTTTTTGATTATTGTGATGAAATTGGTGTAGACTATGCAATTATGAGCAATGGTTACACTACTGATTGCTATAAATACAACGAAAAAAGTAATCAATATATTAGACTATCTGAAATACCGACATATCGTGATATTCTTGGTGGAAAATATATAGAGTATGATTGGGGTGAATATCCTCAACGTATGCCATTTGAAGAGTTAAAAAGAAGAGTAGTAGCGGGAGAAATTGACGAGTTTATTAGTGACATGACTATTCCAGAAATCGCCTTACCTGCCTATAACCTTTTAGAGTGTTTTTTAGATTATCGTGTTAAGATGCCAACAGGCGATTACGGTATGTTCAAACTAATACAAGATTATGGCGTTCGAATTTTAAGTTATGGAAATCACTCAGGCGGCGTATTTTCAGGTCCATATCGTTCTTTTCTAATAGACGTAGATGGAAGTACGGAAATTGTTTCGTTGGCAATCACTACTTGTTACAAATCTACATCTCAAGATTATATTCGTACTGCATTATGTATTGCCATAGATAATGAAGAAAGTTCACATCATGCGTTACAATTAGTTTTAGATGAAAATCTTGAGGTAAATGATGAAATATGTGATTTTTATCATCATGGCAGAATTGCAATTGGAAATATCGGTAGTGGAAAAATTTCTGAATTAAGAACATTTGTAGAAAAGTATTGTCCAGAGATGATTGATGGAAAAAAATTTTATCTTGGTACGTTAATCAATGACAAATTATGGAGACTTGATGATCCAGAGGTGGGTCATGTAATTGCTAATCTTATTTCTTATGCACTTATTCGAGATAAGTATCGTAAGTATAAAAAAAGTTTGAAATGATCATACATTCAGTGCATTTCTCGTCAACCGATAAATCTCCAACCGTGACAGTGCCTTTGGCGATTGATTGGTCTGATTCACCGTTTTCCGGTTGTCCGTGTTGTAATAATTGTTCACCGTTCCACCGGAACTGTCGGGCAGCATTGCTCCGGAAATCCCATGCAAGCTGTAATTCAAATCAGAATCCATAGTCAGCTGCATGGCTTTCGCCACACCGCCGACGGCTTTTTCCACATACTTCTTGCTTTTGTCGATGCCGTCTGCAAGCCCTTTCATAAAGTCCGGCATCCAGCTTTCGTAATCGGTCAGTGGACCTTTGTCCGGTACAGAGAAGTGCAGGAAATCCCGAATGGTATCGGCAACATTGGTGACGCAGTCCGCCAGCCAGCCGATGGCACTCTGAATGCCGTCAATGATTCCCTGAATGATGTCCCGTCCCCAGTTCCAGGCATCGGAGGCCAGTCCCTTGATATATCCCACAGCGGCATCAAACCCATTCTGAATGGTGGATTTGATGCCGCTGATTTTGTCGGAAACCGCAGAACGAATGTTGTCCCAGATGCTGGACACCGTAGAAGAAATGCTCTGCATCACGTTGGAAATGGTGCTCTTGATGCTGTTCCAGATGTTAGACACCACCGACCGGATGGCGTTCAGAACATTGGAAACCGCAGAAGAAATCTGATTCCAGATAGACGATACCACAGAAAAAATGGCATTCATCACACTGGAAATCGTGCTGGAGATGCTGTTCCAGATGGAAGAAACCACATTCCAGATCGCTGACAAAACAGACGAAATGAAACCAGATACAGCATTCCAAACCGTAGTCACCGCATCTTGAATCGCTGTCAAAACCGTGGAAATTGTAGTAGAAATGGCATTCCAGATGGTTTCAAATGTCGTTCGGATACCTTCTAAAATCGGCGTTAAAAATGCCACGATTGCATTCCAAATGGCACTGATCTTCTCCGAGATCCAGTCCATCACTCTGCCCACAATGATCTGGATGGCTTCAAAAATCGTCTGAAACAGATAGCCGAATGCCGTGATCAGCGGTTCTAAGGTGGTGTAAATGGCATTCCAAACGGTCGTAATGACGTTATGAATCGCCTGAAATACCGTAGAAACCACAGTGTAAATGGCATTGAAAATCGTGCTGAAAAAGTTGTAGATTCCAGTCCAGATGGCAGTGAAGAAATCCCGGATCGCTGTAAATACGGTCGTTGCCACCGTCTGAATGGCAGTGACAATGGTGGTGAAGGTATTGGAAATGGATGTCCAGGTGTTGACGAAAAAGTCCCGGATTCCGGTAACGATTCCCGTGAAGAAGGAAGCAATGCTGTTCCAGGTATTCACAAAAAATGTTTTGATGGAAGTCCAGACTTCGTTCCAGCTTGTTCCGAACCATCCCAGCACCACATCTGCAATGCCTTTCAGGGTATTCATAATATTGCGGAACGTGTTGACAATGAAGTCCCAGATAGACGTAAAAATACCCTTGATTCCATTCCAGCACTGTTCCCAGTCACCAGTAAACAGACCGATCAGAACATCCAGCAGCCCCAGAAGAACACCAGTAAACTCTGAAAAGATGTTGGAGATGTTTTGAAAGACACCTTCAAAAATAGGAGCCAGCAGATTGCACAGTCCATCCCATGCCGCTTTCAGCACATCGGTGAAACTCTCAAAGTCGAATCCCAGAGCATTTAGCCGGTCAGTGATGCCCTGTGTCAATCCAGTAAAGGTGCTTTTGATTTGCTCCCAGATGGCGATGATATTGCTTTTGAATTCGTCATTGGTTTTCCAGAGATGCACAAAGGCAGCCACCAAAGCGGCAACAGCTGCGATAATGGCGAGCAGCGGACCTAATGACACACCCAACGCTCCGGTAATGGCTCCGATGCCACTTTGCACAGCCGAGAAAAGGGCAGGCAGTTTGGACACTGCGGAAAAGACCGTCCCCACACTGGAAATGGTCTTTCCAAGCACCACCAGCATCGGTCCCAGAGTAGCAGCCACCAGTGCAATTTTCGCAATGGTTTCTTTTGTCTGTGGGTCTAATTGGTTCAGCTTGTCCACCAGTTCCTGAATGCGGGAAACAATGGAGCGAATAGTGGGCATCAGAATGTCAGAAAATGAAATCGCCAGTTCTTCCAGCTGGGACTTCAAGATAGTCACCTGCCCGGCAAGGTTATCCTGCATGACCGCTGCCATTTTTTCGGTCGTACCATTGTAACCGTCTACTGTATCCGAACAGGTGTCAATGGCATTGGACAGTTTTTCAAAATCCGCTGGAGAACCGTTGATGATCGCCAGCATACCGGACATGGCCTCTTTGCCAAACAGTGAGGCAGCAGCCTGTGCCTGTTCTGCTTCGGAAAGTCCGCCCAATTTCTGACGGAGTTGTTCCATAAGTTCTCGTAAAGAGTACATCTTGCCGGAACTATCCGTCAGAGAAATGCCGTACTGTTCCATGGCAGATGCTACCGTGCCTGTCGGCTTTGCCAGATTGGTAATGGCAGCACGCAGTGCTGTACCAGCCTGTGAGGATTTGATACCGGCGTTCGCCATCAGTCCGATGGCAATGGCAGAGTCTTCAGCAGAGTATCCCAAAGAACCCAGTACCGGAGCAGCATACTTGAAAGTTTCGCCCATCATGCTGACGTTGGTATTGGCATTGGAACTTGCAGCCGCCAGAATATCCGCAAAGTGTCCGCTGTCCGAAGCAGACAAACCGAAAGCGGTCAGAGCATCCGTGACAATGTCTGAAGTAGATGCCAAGTCTTCCCCGGAAGCGGCAGCAAGATTCATGATGCCTTCGATACCGCTGAGCATATCGTTGGTTTTCCAGCCTGCCATCGCCATGTAGTTCATAGCATCCGCAGCCTCACTTGCAGAGAACTTCGTTTTACTGCCCATTTCACGAGCCTTTTCCCGGAGAGCATCCATCTCTGAACCGGTCGCCCCCGAAACAGCTGCCACCTTTGACATGGCAGAATCGAAATCCGCACCAGTTTTCACGGCAATGGTTCCCAGAGCCGTGACACCAGCGGTGACGGGCAGCAGCTTTTGTCCCACACCGGAAATTTTGTCCCCGGCGGACTGCAGCGTTTCACCCAAAACGCCCATCTTTTCCAAGGCGGTGTGAGAATTGTTTGCTTCTGTGGTCAGACGTTTCAGTTCGTTTTCGGTTTCGATGATCTCACGCTGCAAAGCATCATACTGCTGCTGTGAAATTTCACCATTTGCAAGAGCGGTATTTGCCTGTTCTGCAGCAGTTTTCAGCACTTCCAGCTTTTCTTTGGTAGCTGTCACCGCATCGGCGAGGAGCTTATGCTTCTGCGAGAGCAGTTCCGTGTTGGAAGGATCGAGCTTCAGCAGCTTCTGTACATCCTTGAGCTGCGTCTGCGTGTTCCTGATATTTTTATTGACACCCTCCAGAGCCTTTGACAGTTTGGTTGTATCGCCGCCGATCTCAACGGTGATGCCCTTGATTCTATCAGCCATACAATCTCACCCCCTTATCAAAATTTATCGAAGTCACTCTGATCCGCTAACATATGATATTTGTATTCATCATTCTCCCGTTCGGTGAACATATCATTCACCAGACCAATGGTCAAAAAATCCAAATCGCCCATTGACAAACCAAGCTGAACGCACCGCAACAAAAACAGCGGTGTGGTCATCGGTCGGTCAATCGGGCGATGTTTTTTTTAGACTTGACCTGTGTTTCTACATTCAAGCCCCAGAGGTCAATCAGCTGTGGCAGGATTTCGTAAATGCTGAACGTGTTGAACTGTTCCAGCCATTCATCCGGAGAAGCCGGTTTTGCCATGATGTAGGCGATGTTCTCAAACACTTCAAGGCTTTCAATATCCAGTGCGGAGGATTCCTCTGTATTTTCTCCCACAGACTTTTGCAGTGCTGCAAAATCCTGATAAATATCTCTGCGAAATTTCAGACGATACAGTCTGGGGACTGCCGCACTTGCCTTAAACGGCACATCAATCCCATCAATGGTGATGTTCTTCTGAATTGCCATACTGCACCCTCCTTACGCTTTCACAGATGCTACGGATGCTTTACCACTCTGTACAGCGGCAGCCAGATTTGGCATATATACCGCCTTGTACCAATTCTCATAAACCTCGGCATCCGTTTTCTCACAGGTTTTAGTTTTTACCAAACCACTGTTCAACGCCGTTGCGGTCAAAGACAGCGTTTCTGTTTTAACTTCCTTTTCGTCCTCAATGGTGCTGGATTCTGTTGCCGGACGAGAGGCGGAACAGCAGAACAGACAGTGCCGAATTTTATTCTTATCGCCGCTGAATTCAAACAGCAGGGCAAACTGCGATACTTCTGCAGTATTGGTTTCCGTGAGAACGCCCTTTTCATCCAGTTTCTCACCGAGAATGTCTGTCGCAAACTCAAGCGGAACCAATGCGATTTCAAGATCTCCAGTGTAACCGGAGTTATTGTTGATCACATAGTACACACCATCGTCAGCGTAAAAATTGGATGCTTCACCTTCTGCATCGATAGACAGCGACACTGCACCGGGAATGCGAACTGGCTTTGCAAAAGTCGGTACACCTTCTTCATCATAAGAAGTGATTTTTGCATAGTGAACTTTGTTCAGACCGAACTTTACCTTGTTTTTCTCCATTGCCATATAGATCAAACCTCCATCTCATAGAGTACTTCATACAATTCTTCCGAATCAATGAATGTTTCTGTTTTTGTATAATAAATCTCGTGCTGGGCAAGCACTGACTCCACCTGTTCTTCCAATTCCGGTTGCTTTTTGTCTGTGTACAATTCAATGTCCAGTTGTTTGCAACTAAAATATGCCAAATTATCCGCTGAAAATGTATTTTCTCCGAGAGATAAAAACAGCAAAAAAGGCGGTGCAGGGCTTTCGCCCTCGGCAAAATGGTGGTAGGCGAAAGGCAGTCCCATTTCCTCCATCATTTCTGCGATTTGTTCGTAGGTCATGACAAAGCCCCCTCAATCAAATGCTCCAGCAACTGCACACCGTTTTCTTCCGCAGGAGCAATATGCGGTTTGCCGGATACCCGACCACCGCCACGCTTGGCATGGCCTTTCTCCAATAAATGTGCCAGTTGGTAACGATTCTTACTGTGGACAGTTATCTCCAAAGAGTGACTGTTTTCGCCAGTCTTTTTCGTTGCCCAGCTTTTTGCATATTTTCCGGTATCCTTCGGGGCATTGGCGGAGATCTCGTTTTTCACTTGCGTGGCGGTTTTCCGGACAGCCTTTTTCATGGCAGTATCCGCAAGGTCTGCATATTCCTGCAAGCCCTGCATAATTTCCGCTGCAAGATTGTCAATACTGGTCATTTTGTCCTGCCTTTCTGGCTTCTGCAGTAAGTTTCAGATAGTCCTTGTGCAAATAATCTGGTGTAACACTGGTGATGTTGTATGTAACATCCCGAAACAAGATTCGGTTGCCTGTTACAGACGGCATCCAGTGCTGGTTTTGCCGAATGAGGAATTCCAGTGTCTGTGTTTCTTTGGTCACACCAGCGTCCGTATGCTCCGCAGAAGCTTTCAAAGTCACTTTTGCCCAGCAGGAAAAAGCTTCGTCCCACACAGCGGTGTGATTTCCGATTTCATCGGTAACGACACGATTCTCCAGAAAGGTGATTCGCTGATTCAAAGTTCCGATTTCCATTACATCACACCCTCTCGCTGTGCAAACAGCATGGCACGAAGCGTTAACGTCAGCTTGGAAAAGTCTGCGGTATTGCGGTTTTCATAGAGATAAGAAACCGTGTAGAGCATTGCTGTCCGTACCACATCTTCGTTTTCTGAAAAGCGTTCCTCGTCCATTCTTCCCACATCCATTACCAGCTGTTTTGCAGTTGAAATAAGGGAGAGAAGCAATGTATCATCATCTTCAAAATCAATCCGCAGATACTGCTTGACTTCCTGTAAAGTTACCACCCACTCCAACCCCTTTCTCTGATTACGCTTTCATGCCAAGTGTCTTTACGGCTTCGGTCAGAATCAGTCTGCCATCGACACGCTGAGATGCGAGGAATCCAACCTGACCATTCATTGCAAATACCTCATTCAGTCGCTTAAAGGAACGTCCCTGACGGTCGCCGATCCAGTAATAGCTGAAATCGCCGAAAGCGAGGCACTTTGCACCTACCTTGATTTCCGGCACATAGCTGGAAGTGTAGTACGGACGATTGAGAATGGTATCCGGTACGCCAGCCTGTACAGACGGATTCCAGATGTAATTGCCAGTGCTGTCCTTCAGCTTACGAAGTGCCTTTACTGTGGAATCGTTCAGTACCCATACAGCTTTCTTCCGATACGGGCTTCTCAGAGAATAGAACAGTTCCAGAACATCATCGAAAGTGATATTTGCAGTGCTGGTTGTTGCCCCGCTTTCTGCACCGCCCGTTGCAGCGAAGATACCGGTCGGCTTGCCCTTGCCATCACCAATGAAGAATGCCTCTTCTTCCTTTGCACCGATTCTTCTTGCAAATTCTTTTGCAATATAGGACGGCAGGTCAAAAGCAGCATCATTCAGCAGTTCCTCAGAGATCTTAATTGCTGTGCCAACCTTGTACGCACCGAGGGAAGCCTGTCCAAAGGTATCGTCAGACAGCTTATATGCGTCCTCCTCATCCATCCAAGCAGCTTCGCCCTTAGAAGTAACGATGGGAATCTTTCGATCACCAGAGGAAGTTTTGATGACGGTTGCCAGCTGCCGGAAAATGTTTTCTTCGGTCAGGGCTTCTACCAGTTTTCGTTCAAATTCATCCGGCACAAGATAGCCACCCTCAGTATCTGTACCAACCTGCAGGTCGTTTCGGACATCGTAAAAATTGCGGTTGCGAATGCTGTTCCAGAAAGCAGTACGGTATTCGTCAGATGCAATCCCTGTCTTGGTATCGCCGTGAATGGATGCGTTCGGCTTGTTCTGAATCGGCGTAGAAGTGGGCTTGTTCATTTCTGCCTCAATCTGAGCCTGTCGTTCCAGCCGCTGGATTTCCTTGCCGTATGCCACGATCTGCTGCTCCATGGCATCGTATGTCTTGCTGTCCTCTTCCGAAAGCAGACCGCTTTCATTTCGCTTGGAATCCAAAAAGTCACGGGCAGTATCCCATGCCTTGCTTCTTTTTTCTCTCAGTTCCTGAATTGTCATAGTATCAGTCCTCCTGTATTTTTAATATTTCAAAAGCTCCAACCGCTTGTCCAATTGGTTGATCGGCGTGCCTTTGGATGCAGTTGCAGAAATCTTCTGCAGAAAAGAATCCAGCGTTTTGGATGGTGTGTACAGCATGGATGCTGTGCTTTCCTTCTTTTTTTCATCCGGATCTTCTTTAGGAGATTCCTCTGTTTCTTCTTCATCTGGATCTGTTTTTTCTGGTTCTTCTGGAACAAACGGATTCTTTTTAGAAAAGAGAATGCCGTCTACAAATCCCAGCTGCAATGCTTTTTCTGCATTCATCCACGTTTCTTCATCCATCAGCCTTGCGATCTTATTGCGGCTGAGATGCGATTTTTCTGCATAAGCATTGATAATGGATTCTTTGACTTCGTCCAGAAGTGCGATGGCTTTCTCCATATCTGCCTTGTTGCCCATGGCACAGGTCATCGGATTGTGGCACATCAGCATTCCGGTCGGTGAAATCAAGGTTTCTTCTCCAGCCATCGCTACCACAGAAGCCGCAGAGGCGGCAATGCCATCGATCTTGACTGTGACCTTTCCCGGATGGTTTCGGAGCATGGTATAGATCTGACTGGCAGCAAACACATCGCCGCCCGGCGAGTTGATAAAGACGGTCACATCACCGCTGTGTTTTTGCAGTTCCGAGCGGAACATGGCGGGGGTGACGTCATCTTCAAACCATGTACTCTCCGCAATGGCACCGTACAAATACATCTCCGATGCACCGGTTTCTTCATTGCATACCCAGTTCCAAAAACGATTATTCTTCATGGGTCGTTTCCTCCTTTTCATTTTTCTTTGCAAATGCACCTGCATCAGCAAGCTTTGTAAATGAACCATTTACAAGATAGAGATTTCCGCCTTCTTCGGCAGGAATCATATTCATATCTTCCAGTTCACGAATATCGTTAGCAGACATCCAGCCATTTTGTCGTGCGGTAGCATATCCTTGCATTCTCGATGCGTAATCACCACGCAAGAGCCCCTCAACATTAAATTTGATGAAATACTTGCCTTTCTCTGAATCGGAAAGCAATGCCTTTTGTAGTCCCTGTTCCCAACGAACAATCCATGGGTCAAGACTGTACTTCACGAAATCCAATGACAGATGTTCCACGTTACTGAATGTTGCATGGTCTAAGTCACCGATCATATGGAGCGGCACTCGATACAGCCGTGCAATTTCCTCTACCTGAAACTTTCTGGTTTCCAGAAACTGTGCTTCATTATTGGGAATGGAAATAGGCGTGTATTTCATGCCCTCTTCTAAAATTGCGGTATGATGCGAGTTAGAACCGCCATAGGCACGCTGCCAGGCATCTCGTACCCGTTCCGGATTTTTAATGACACCCGGATGTTCCAATACACCGGATGGACTGGCACCGTTGGCGAAAAAGGTAGAACCATAGTCTTCACAGGCGAGGGAAATACCGATTGCATTCTTCGCAAGAGCAATGGGAGAATATCCTACCAAGCCGTCATACCCAAGTCCGGGAATGTGCAACACATCTTCTGCCTGCAGGACAATATCGCCCTGCTGTTTCAGGTTTGGATTGGCTTCATCGTAGCGGCTGTAGATGTAGACCAGACGGTTTCGCTGGTCACGGTCTACTCTGACCTTATCCGGCATCAGCGGATACAATCCCAAAACATCACCTCTGCCGTTTCGGATGATCTGTGCATAGGCATTACCGTAAATCAGTAAGTGGGACATTAAGGTCTCCCTGAAAACAAATGATGTCATTTCTGGATTTGGCTGATCGTGGAGCAAAAAATAGAGCGGGTGCTGCGGCACTCGCTCTTTTCCGTTATTGGTGTATTGGTAAACATGCAGGGGCAGTTGTGCAATGGCTTCTGAAAGCACTCTCACGCAGGCATACACCACGGTATGCTGCATGGCGGTACGGTCATTGACTCGCTTACTACTGTTGGAACGTCCGAAGAAGTAACTGTAACTGGGACTGTCGTAGCTGTTTTTCGGGTGATCTCGTCCCCGAAAAAATCCTCTCAAAATACGCATAATTCCTCACTCCTTACAAAATCAACATATCTCTTTCGTCATAAACACTTGTTCCATCCCCAGTACATCCACAGCGAATTGCACGGTCAAGAGCCATAATCATGGCAACCGCACCGTCAATCTTCTCTGTGGATTTTTCTTTGTCCGGCTTGATATTTCCGGCAGGATCTCGCTTGATGAAGATGTTGTCCATCATCCAACGAAGAACCGGCTGACCACCATGTGCTATTTTTTTCTCCAATGTCAGCTTCATCAGTTCTTTGGTGGGCGGACTCATATCCTTATATCCCTGCCCAAACTGTACTAAGGTAAATCCCAAATCTTCTAAGTTTTGCGACATCTGCACTGCACCCCAACGGTCAAAAGCAATTTCTTTGATGTGAAACTTCTGTCCCAGTTCTTCGATGAAGTTTTCGATAAAACCATAGTGAACCACATTTCCCTCAGTCGTTTTCAGGTAGCCTTGCCGTTCCCATACATCATATGGAACATGGTCACGTCTTACTCTGAGGGGCAGTGTTTCCTCCGGCAGCCAGAAGTAAGGCAAAACAGAATATATCTCATCATCGTCTGTTGGAGGGAACACCAAAACAAAAGCTGTAATATCCGTAGTACTGGAAAGGTCAAGTCCACCGTAGCAGTTTCTTCCACGAAGGAATTCTGGAATTACAGGAGCATTACAAGCATCCCATTTTTCCATTGGCATCCATCGAACAGACTGTTTTACCCACTGATTCAAACGCAGTTGTCGGAATGCGTTCTCTTCACCCGGATTTTGTCTGGCAGAATTGCAAGCAGCTTCAACTTTATCCATTCCGACAGTAATGCCAAGAGAGGGATTTGCTTTTTTCCAAACTTCTGGAGAAGTCCAGTCTTCAGATTCATCTGCACCGTAAATCACAGGATAGAATGTTGGATCGATTTTTCTGCCTTCCAAAATATCTTTTGCCTTTTGATGCGTTTCATAACAAATAGAATGCGTGTCCGTCCCAGCCGTGGTGATGAGAAAATACAAAGGCTGCATTCTGGCATCACCAGAACCTTTAGTCATAACATCAAAGAGCTTTCGGTTTGGCTGCGTATGCAGTTCATCGAACACCACTCCATGGATGTTGAAACCATGCTTGGAATATGCCTCTGCCGAAAGCACCTGATAGAAGCTGTTGGTCGGAATATACACGATACGCTTTTGTGAGGTCAGGATTTTCACTCGTTTGGAAAGGGCGGGACACATTCGCACCATATCCGCTGCTACGTCAAATACAATGGCGGCCTGTTGGCGGTCGGCAGCACAGCCGTAAACTTCGGCACGTTCTTCGCCATCACCGCAAGTAAGCAGCAGAGCAACCGCAGCAGCGAGTTCTGATTTGCCTTGCTTTTTCGGAATTTCTACGTAAGCTGTGTTAAACTGACGATAGCCATTCGGTTTCAGCACACCAAATATATCTCGTATGATCCGTTCTTGCCAATCAATCAGTTCAAACTTTTTTCCTGCCCATGTACCTTTTGTATGACACAGGCATTCGATAAAATTCACGGCATAATCTGCCGCTTTTTTATTATAATGCGAATCTTCCGCCATAAATTTTGTGGTTTTATAGCCTTTCAGTTTTCGCATTCTCTCACCTCACAACAAAAAAGACCTGCCGAAGCAAGTCTTTGAAAATCATGGTCATGGCGTGCAGATGTGACCTGTTTGCCATGTTTGGTACGACCGCCAGAGCCTTTCGGCTCCGGCTTGTGGAATTTATAACTTCAAGACCAGCCCCGCACAGTTCGCCTGTGTGGGGCTGGTTTTGACTTTGGGTAGTTTCTCGGCAAGTGCTCTGAAAGCC